CTAAGATATTTTGCTAATAAATTTTTAAAAGAAAAAACCCCAGACCAATAAAAAAGAAGCAAATAAACTGCTGATCCAAGCAATCAAAAAAGCTATTTCTCCTTTTAAATATAGCTGTATAAGGGCATATAAGACAGCTAAAAAGCATATCAAGAATATTGATATAAATATTGCTAAGATATTCAAGTTTTCTTTTCCCACCCTAATATCTCGTGTGTTATTTTTTGGCTCATGTAATCAGTAATATTGAATTTATCACTAACTTTAAATTGTGTATCCCATAGATCAACCAAAGAAATCATATTATTTCCCTTTTTTTTAACAATCATGTTAAATTGTTTGATTATATACTTTTCAATCTTTGGTTTATTTTGCTTGTTTACTCTCATAAATCCTCCCTATCGAAAGTTATTGTCATTACATTAGTTTCATCTTCTGCATAATCTTGATAATCCTCATCATATTCATCAACAAAATACACACCTAAATGATGTGTAATTTCATCAAGAATCATACGACCATCATTCATTCCATATCTATAAAGATCAATAATATTGCCTTTTTTGACATCAAAATGAATATAATGTTCCTCAAATTCTATTGAATAATCATGCCCATTACCTTTTTTAATATTAAAATAATTTATGCCTTTAACATCTTTAAGTTTTAATGTTTTTGTTGGTCTGTAATATGTACTCATAAGTCCTCCTCGATTATTTTTGATGAATGGCGCACATATTTTTTTGTTTTCGGTCTGCCAGACTTTTTATTTTTGAAAGATATTGTTATAAAATCTTTGCCTTTGGTTATCTCCGGTTTGTCTGCCGCGAGATCCTCTAACATTTTAATTAAGTCCATCTTTATACCTCGTTTAAACTATTTATTTGCTAAGTTATTTAGCGAGGATAAGTAGCCTATATGAGAAAACTACCTATCCCATATATAAGATTAGCAATATTGATGTTATTATGCAATATCTAGTATAGAAAAGATTATTATAAATAATTTGATATTCTTATTGACAAGCATATGCAATGTATGAGATCATTAACTATCTTGAAAAACATATCGTTTGTAAAGATAACATGAAAAAGCAAATCGTTTAAACTACATCAATCAAAACACAGTTTAAACAACTTTAACAAATCAAAAACTTTAAAAAGCATCACACAAACAGTTTAAACATAACCAACCAAGAGAGAGAGAGAGAAGGAGCAGCGATCCAGATCAGCAGACCAGAAATTACCAGACCGGCAGGAACCTGGCATTTAGACCGGTAATAATCGGGCATTGCGTGGCGGCTAATCAATTTTGCTAGGTAATTTTGCTAAATAATTGTGCGTTTATACGCTTTTTTACCCAAAAAACGCTTATTTTCTATAAAAAATCATTCATTATAATAATATAAAAATTGATGTATTAATTTGTTTAAACAGTTATAATATAGGAATAGCAATTAAGCTATATATAACAATAGGTAAAAATGATGAAACTAATTAAAGAAAATAGAGAATCATATCATTACAAGTTTTTTGAATGGGCTTATCCAATTATGGATAAGATCGTGAAAGACAATAAACTTGGTTATGATATGGACTATATAAAAGAAAATGTTCGTATTTCTACATCATGGGCATATCGCTCTAAAAAGAATGTAATGGGTACAACAATGGAAAGTCTAGGTAGTGCAAAAAACTTTACAGAAATAACTGTGAGCCCAAACTATAATTCTAATAAAGATTATTTTGGAACAATGATACATGAATTTGTACATGCGATTTGCTTTACTCTAAACCATACAAAACATGATCAAAAACATTTTGGAACACTTGCAAGGTTGTTTTGTTTAGAGGGTAAGTTAACTCAATGCGGATATTCTGCCGAGATGTGGGAATTATTTAACATTGATGAATTTATGAAAATCAATGGCGCATACAAAGATATTCATGCAAGGGTAATGACTCATTATAAGACAAATGATGAGGGTAATATCATTGATGATGAGGGTAATGAAATACTAGATGAAAATGGGAATCCACAAAAACCCAAATCTAGTGGTAAACCAAAACAGACTACGAGATTGCTTTTGGCAGAATGTAAAGAGCATGAGTATAAAATCAGACTATCTAAAAAATGTGCAATGATTGGGCTACCAAAATGCCCAATATGTAATGAGGTTTTAAGACTTGATGAAAAAAGCCTTAAAGCTATGATGTCCGATACAATCAAAAATGAGGTACAAAAAGATGAAACTAAATAAAGAAGATATGAAAAATTTTAAAGATTATATATGGTCTTTTTATGGTAAAGACAAAGGAATATATAAAGATTTTTTTGATAATAATTTGACAATGGAAGAAGTAGAAAAAGCCATTAAAATCAGATTATCAAAAATTAAACTTAAATTTGATGGTGATAGTATCGATAGAGAAATTGTTAGAGATATTATTTTCAAATTAAGAGAACCAAATGCAGAAACTGAATATGAATTTATTGATTTAGAGATATTTTCAGATAAAGCAATAGACAATAGTGAGGTAAAAAAAGATGAAACTAGATAGACAATTATTAATCAGAATTAAAGGCTTTTTAGAGTCCGAAATTCAAAAAAATAAACAATTCACATATGAACATGATGTTTTTAAATATCGTAATGATATTAAAACATTAGTATATGTAAACTATGAACTACAACAGATGAGGTATAAATAATGGGATATACAAACTATTGGAAACAAAAAAAATCTTTTAGTAATTCCGAATGGAAACAAATAAAAGATGAATACGATTATATAAAAGATGTATGCAATTCAATCATAATTGACCAATCAGAAAATGATGATGAAATTGTATTCAATGGCATAAATGACAATGAACACGAAACATTTGTTTTACTAAAAAATGTTAGAACTGTTGCACATTATGAAAATGAAGATTTATCTTTCAATTTTTGTAAAACTGCTCATAAACCTTATGACATTGCAGTATGGCATTTATTAACATTTATTAAACAATATGGAATTGAAATTTCTAGGGATAGATAAATAAAGCCTAAATTAGCCCCCATTAATAAAAATCAATGGGGGCTTTTTCTTGTCTAAATGCTTAAATATGCCCCTAGTGTTTATACCTTAGACTACATGAAATGGGCATAATCGAGCTATTAGAGATCGCTTTTTTCTACCAAATGCCCATAAATAGCATAAATACCCATAAGGCCTTTAAATCAATAATATCTAATAATGTTTAGTGATCTATTACTTTTATACTTAATGAGCTATAAAGCGGCAGAATTTAAAAAATACCGGTAAACTTTACCAGGCGCAGATCCCGAAAAGATTCTAATCAATGTTCATTGATACATAAATACAAATATTAATAATCTATATTCACTCTCACATTAAAAAGTTTTATTTAATCAAGGCCAAGATACAAAAGAATTAAAATGTCAGTGATAATTATTATTGATTTCATTATATGTCTATAATGAAAAACTTGATCTTTAAATAATAGAGAATCGCAAAAGAATCTCTTATTACATCTTATGTAGACAGAAACACTAATAAAAGATTAACAATTATTTTAATTATAAATATAGATAGTATTTAATAGTCTTAATTTAGGTATGAAAAATAATAGTATCTACATTAAATAGCGCCTTAAATAATATTTTTAATAATAGTCTTTTATATTCTTATATTGTTATAGCTATTACTAATGCTAAGAAAATAAATAATGTAAATAGTTTAAACATGATAAGAAATAAAAATAATTAGAAAGACCTCGCCCCCCCTATTCGCAGACATTTATATATATATATATATCCATTCACACTATGGTGGGAAATATAGACCTATAAGCAAACGCTTATATACTAGATGTTGTGCCAGGATCATTGTTTAAACACAATATGTTGCATTAATTAAAAAAAAATTATACCCTTAGAGGTGGAGTACTATGTCTACAGAAAGAATACAAACAATCCTCGGTGAGTTAAATAAACGACAAGAGGAGAATAGATTAAACTACTATCAACCCTACGAGTTCCAGAAAAGATTCCATAAAGCAGGTAGAGATTGCTCACAAAGGTTGTTAATGGCAGCGAATAGGGTAGGCAAGTCCTATGTGGGAGCTATGGAGATGGCAGCTCACTTAACTGGACTGTACCCAAAATGGTGGAAAGGTAAGCGATTTACTAAACCTGTTAGGGCATGGGTTTGTGGCGCATCTAATGAAACCACTAGAGATATCTGCCAAAAAGAATTATTTGGGCAACCAGACAACCCAAGAGATGTCGGTAAAGGATCAATTCCTAAGCATCTTATCGGTGAAACCACAAGAAAACCTGGCGTTCCTAATGCACATTCATCAGTTCTTGTAAAACACAGCACCGGTGGGTGGTCTAGGGTTGCCTTTAAAGCCTACGAACAAGGGGCAGAAAAATTTATGGGGGAGAGTTTAGACCTTATTTGGCTCGATGAAGAACCTCCTCAAAACATATATTCACAATGTATTACTCGTACTTTAGACAAAAAAGGGCAAGTTTATATGACTTTTACCCCAGAATCAGGCATGACCGAGGTAGTACAGAGTTTTACCTCTGATCTAAGACCAGGACAGTCGTTGTTGACAGCAGGTTGGGAAGATGCCGAACACCTAACCGATGATATGAAAGAACAGATTTTAGCGGCTTTGCCACCTCACGAAAGGGAAATGAGGTCAAAAGGCATACCAATGATAGGATCAGGGCTAGTATTTCCTATAGATGAGGACAATCTAGCTATAGATCCTTTTACCATACCCCCTCATTTTGCAAGGATTGCAGCAATAGATTTTGGATATGACCACCCTACAGCAGTAGCATGGTTAGCGTGGGATAGAGATAAGGATATTGTTTATGTTTACGATTGTTATCGTATGGCTAAACAAATACCTAGCTATCACGCATCACATATCAATGAACGGGAAGGTAGCGACTATATCCCTATAGTATGGCCACATGATGGCTACCAACACGATAAAGGTTCAGGTGTTACTCTCGCCGAACAGTATCGTGATAATTATGTTAATATGCTGCCTTTCCACTTTGAAAACCCACCAGCGATTGGTGAGAAAAAAGGTGGTAATTCGGTTGAAGCAGGTCTTATGGAAATGCTAGATCGTATGGAACATGGCAGATTTAAAGTATTTAATACCCTCTATGACTGGTTTGAGGAGTATCGTATGTATCATCGTAAAGATGGCAAACTGGTTAAACTTAAAGATGACTTAATGGCAGCGACAAGATATGCAGCCATGAGTCTAAGACATTCAACAACACAAGGATCACGATGGGATAGAAAGGGTAGATTAGGCCCTGATGTCGCAGTCGTATAGGAGAACATTATGGCATTACCATTAATCCCACTAGCAGCTAGAGCAGCACTTTCACTTGCAAGAAACAAAAAAATGAGAGATGCACTTACAGCAAGTGTATCAAGAGCAACAAAAGCATTTAAAAAACCTAAAACTGCAGATATTACAAAAGCAACTAAAACTAAAAGTCAAAGAGCAGCAACTGGATTTCCTGGTGGTTTAGCAGTTGGAGCTGGTGCTTCAACAGTTATTATGGATAGAAAGTTACAAAAAGAAAAGAAAAAAACTGAAAGTAGTAAATCTAAATTCAATAAAAAAATGGAAGCAGGTCAAAGAAAATCTAACTTACAAAGAAAACCTAGAAAATAATGGCAATACTTACATTAATCAAAGCTGGTAATAAGATTTATAAAAATAAAGATAGGATTAAAAGATATACAGATTCTTTCTTTACTGACAAAAAAGCAATAAAAAAAGCAAATCAAGACAATGAAAAAGCTAGAAAAACAGCAGCACAAAGACTTAAAGATAAATTTAATAAGGATAAATAATGGCTAAAAAAATGACCGATGATGAATTAGCATCGAAACTGAGTAATGAGATAGAGTCTGCTTCAGGCGACTTTAATACTGAGCTTTCAGAACAAAGAGAAGATGCTATGAAGTATTATCTCGGAGAACCTTTTGGTAATGAGATAGAAGGTCGTTCTGAAATTGTTACAACCGATGTAAGAGATACTATTGAGTATATTATGCCAAGCCTTATGCGTATATTTACGACTCATAACAATGTTGCTGAGTTCGAG